AGCTGGCTGGTCTGGATTGGCAGGTGGAGAGCCGCAATATCTATTCCGGCACGGGTGCTATGATTCCCGGCTATCGCGCAAATGTCCGCAGCACCGATGATGCTGTTCTGGGTGTGGTGTCTGACCGCTACCGCATTGTGCAGAACGAAGAAGCGTTCCAGTTCACCGATGACCTGCTGGGTGAAGGCGTTACTTATGAAACTGCCGGTTCTTTGCAGGGCGGCAAGAAAGTCTGGATGCTGGCAAAGCTGCCGGAGAAGTACATCATCGCCGGAGATGAAGTGACCCCATATCTTGTGTTCTTTAACAGTCACGATGGCAGTTCTGGTGTAAAAGTCGCTATGACCCCGGTTCGTGTGGTCTGCCAGAACACCCTGAATCTGGCTCTGGGTACTGCAAAGCGCATCTGGACTGCCCGCCATACCGAAAATGTTCTGCTCCGGGTGCAGGATGCCCGTGAAACCTTGCAGCTTGCTAACGGTTATATGACAGAACTGGGCAAAGGCATCCATGAGCTGACCACCATCAAGCTGTCTGACCGCAAGGTGCAGGAGTTTATCAACGAGTTCTTCCCCATCACCGAAGACCTGACTGATGGCCAGCGGAAGAACAACCTGCGCTTGCAGGAAGATTTGAAGGCTCGCTATTATAATGCACCCGATCTGGAGTGGGTCGGCAAGAATGGATGGCGGTTCGTGAACGCTGTTTCCGACTTTGCCACCCATGCAGATCCCATCCGTAAAACTCGCAACTACAACGAAAATCTGTTCCTGCGCACCGCAGAGGGCAATCCCATGATTGACAAAGCCTACAAGATGGTGCTGGCAGCAGCATAAAGGAGGACGTATGAACGATGTGAGCAACCGGGCTGTCCGGGAATTTTCTGAGTTCCTGAACAGCATTGAAGCCGATTTTCCAAAGCCTACCTGCACCACAGCATACGAGATCACGATGAAAAGCACCATTGTCAGTGCCTTGATTACGCTGGACACCGAAAAGCAGATGGACGAGCGTTTCTGGAACCATCTCCGGGTGCAGCGGAACATTCTGGATTTCCTGTATACCCTGTGGCTGGATGATGACCGCACCTTGGTGGACGCGTTTTCCACTATTATCAAAGACTTGGTGGAATATGATTTCTCTATCGCAGAAGAACAGCTGAAAGAGAGGCTGAACATTGCATGAAAAGGCTTGTATCTACATTGAATTTGTCCAAAGAAGATTGGCTCCGTTACCGCAAATGCGGTATTACCGGCACGGATGCTGGTGCCATCCTTGGCCTGAATCCTTATCGCTCTGCATTTCAGGTATACCATGATAAAATCAGCGATACCACTGAAAATATCGACAACGAGGCCATGCGGCAGGGCCGTGATTTGGAGGATTATGTGGCGCAGCGCTTCACCGAGGCCACCGGTCTGAAGGTACGCCGGGCAAATGCCATCTACCAGAGCGAGGAACATCCGCTGCTTCTGGCAGACTTTGACCGCCTGATCGTTGGGCAGAAAGCTGGATTGGAGTGCAAGACGGTCTCGCCTTTCTCTGCGGACAAGTGGGCGGATGGCAAAATCCCCGCACATTACATGGCTCAGGTCAATCACTATCTGGCTGTCAGCGGTTTTGACTGCTGGTACATTGCTGCTCTGATTTTCGGGAAGGAGCTGGTGATTCACAAGATCACAACCGACAAAGAAGTTCTGAACAACCTCATTGCCAAGGAAGAGCACTTCTGGAAATACAACGTAATGCCTGAAATTCCGCCTGTACCTACCGGAAGCGAGGGGGATACACAGCAGATCAATCAGCTATACTCTGCAGATGATCGAAACAAAACTGCCGATCTGAATCCCATCCGCAATCTGTTAGACAAGCGGCAGGAGCTTTCTGATCAAATCGAGCAGATGGAACAGGAAAAGATGGCTATCGAGCAACAGGTCAAGCTGCAAATGCAGGATGCTGCCTATGGCACAGCACCGGGCTATAAGGTGTCGTGGGTATCCTCCGAAAGTAAACGGGTAGACTCCCAGCGTTTGAAGAAAGAACAGCCCGATATTTTCAATCGGTACAGCAAAAATGTAAGCAGCCGCAGGTTTACCATTATCCATGCAGCATAATTTTTGTACGCCTATAGGCACACAAAATTCGCGTTTCAGCTATTTTTGTTTAATAGAAAAGCACAATACTGTTTACACAACAATAATTGTATGCTAAGATAAGAATATGAGGTGATGCACAATGGTTCTGCGCAAAAGTTATTTGGATAAGATCATTCCTTTTATCGATCAGGATCTGATCAAAGTTCTGGTTGGGATCCGGCGCTGTGGAAAAACAGTCCTTCTCGGTCAGATCAAGGACGTGCTCCTCCAGCGCAACATTCCCGCACAGAACATTATTCAGGCCAATTTTGAGTCCATGCGCTTCCGCAACACCCGTACTGCAGAAACGCTTTACGACTACATCGCAGAAAAAGCGGAAGGCTGCACCGGCAAAATCTATATTCTTCTGGATGAAATTCAGGAGGTGGAGCGCTGGCAGATTGCAGTCAATTCTCTTCGTGTCGATTTCGATTGTGATATTTACCTGACCGGCTCCAATTCCAAGCTGCTTTCCGGCGAATTGGCAACCTATCTTTCCGGACGATACATCCAGATTCAGGTTTTCCCCTTTTCGCTGGCCGAAGCAAAACAGCAATGCATTGAAAACGGAACCTATACTTCGGATGAAAAGCTCTTCGCAGACTATTTGAAGTACGGCGGTTTTCCGCAGCGTTTCTTCCTCCCTGACGATCATTCAATCACCACCTATCTGGACGATCTTTACGAGGCTATCATTGTCCGTGACATCATGCTGCGCCACAATATTCGCGAACAGACCGCATTACGTAATGTCCTTGCATTCCTGCTGGACAATATCGGCAATCCGTTTTCTGCCCGTAATATCAGTGGACGCATGGTTTCGGAAGGAATCAAGACAACCACTGCTACCGTACTGAACTACGTTGATTATTTCAAGGAAGCCTTTATCCTTCTGAATGCAAGCCGCTATGATATCAAAGGAAAAGCACTCCTGTCCAGCACAGAAAAATACTATGCAGTCGATCTTGGCCTGCGGAATGTTATCAAGAAAAGCGAAAAGCTTGACAGCAACAAGCTGTATGAGAACATCGTATATCTGGAAATGCGGAGCCGTGGCTATGAAGTTCAGGTCGGCAAGCTGGACGACACCGAAATTGATTTTATCTGCTACCGTGGAGATGAAAAGCTCTATATTCAGGTTGCTTACCTGATCACTCCCGCCGATGAAGAACGGGAGTTCGGTAATCTTGAGCGGCTGCACGACAACTATCCTAAGTATGTCATCAGTGGTGATTTGATGAATTTAAGCCGAAACGGAATCATTCATCGAAACATCATTGATTTTCTGCTCAATCCGTAATTTTCACATCATGGGGCACAACAGTTGACGCTGTTGTGCCCTTTTTTCTTTATCAGAATTGGAGGCATTCTTATGGAAAATCCATTCGTAAAATTATTTGCTATCGACTTCAAAGATCATCTGGAAGTCAAAAAGTCCGGCAACACGGAGCTGAAATATGTAAGCTGGGCGTATGCCTGGGCAGAGGTGAAGAAGCTGTACCCTGCTGCCAGCTATGAGGTCAAGAAATTCAACGGTCTGCCCTATGTTTATGACCCCATAACCGGCTTCATGGTGTATACCTCGGTCACGATTGAGGGCGTTTCGCACGAAATGTGGCTGCCTGTACTGGATGGCGCAAACAAAGCCATGAAAGCCGTGTCTTATACCTACACCACCCCGAAATGGGACTACAATCCGCAGACCCGCCGCCGTGAGAAAGTCGGCATGGAAGAACGCACCGTAGAAGCAGCCTCCATGTTCGATGTGAATAAGGCTATCATGCGGTGCTTGGTGAAGAACCTTGCTATGTTTGGTCTGGGCCTGTACGTTTATGCCGGAGAGGATTTGCCGGAAGATGCTGCACCGCAGCCGGAGACTGAACCTCAAAAGCAGCCGAAACCGAAATCCGCTACCCCGAAGCAGGAACAGCCGCCTGTGCCCTGCATTTGCACCCGGTGCAATCAGCCCATCAAGAGGGTCAAGCTGAAGGATGGTTCCATCATGCAGGCAGCAGAGTTTGCAGCCACCCATGAGGGAATGTGCGCAGACTGCTATAAAGCAACCAGATTGAACGTAGCATAATAAAACTGCTCTATTTCGATGTCACTTGATTCTTGTATGATTCTATATTTCATGGTACACTTACAGTAGTAAGTTCTGAAAGCTCATCTCTATGAGCGGAAAGGAGCATTGCATGGCAGATTTGCAGTTTCCTGTTGGGATCTCAAATTTCTCAGAGATTCGTACCAAAGGATATTATTATATTGATAAGACCAATCTGATTGCAGAGATTCTGGATGGCGGCATTCCTAAAGTCAACTTGATTACTCGCCCTCGTCGTTTCGGAAAATCTCTCGGTATGAGCACTCTCGCAAATTTTCTGGACATCACCAAAGACAGCAAGCAGATGTTTGAGGGATTGGCGATCTCCAAAAATACGGAACTTTGCAAAAAGTGGATGAATCAGTGTCCTGTGGTCTTTTTCTCTTTCAAGGACACGGACGGTCTGACCTTTGAAAGTGCCTATGGAATGCTGTGCATGAAGCTGGCATTTGCATTTCAGGATTATCAGTTTCTTTTGGACGACGATGCTATTTCCGACGATGACAAAGGCATCTTTAAGCGGATTCTGGGACGCACTGCATCTATGGATGAAACCAAAAGCTGCTTTTTGCTGTTGACCCGGATGCTGGAAATCCATTTCAAAAAGTCGGCGGTCGTCATTCTGGATGAGTATGATGTTCCCATTGCCAAAGCCAGCAGCAACGGATATTATTCGCAGATGCTGGACGTGATGCGGGCTATGATGAGCACCACGCTCAAAGACAA